AAGGGGGATTAGCTCAGCTGGCTAGAGCGCTTGCATGGCATGCAAGAGGTCACGAGTTCGAATCTCGTATTCTCCACAATTAAAAATCAAGGGGTTGCAATAGTTTGCAACTCCTAATTTTTTGCCGTTGCTCACACAATTTGCGCCTATCTGTAAAAATAGACACAAAAAAATCCCGCCGCTAGCCAAGACTGGCGACGAGATAATGATTCTACAAACTGTTCCCTCGACTTTCTTTCCGCATCGCACTTTCCGCTAACAATTTTCCCGCATTCGCCCGCGACACATCATGCTCGATCTGCTGGTCCACCCATTCCTGCAAATCAGACTTCAAAAAAGATAGTTTGCCGTTGATCTTGGTAGACGGTATTTCTCCAGCGGCGGACAATTTGTAAAGTTTGCTTATCGTCGTTTTATATCCACGCCCATCAAGAAATGCGAGAGCCTGGTCCTTTGTCAAGTGCTCGTTCGTGTGATAAGTTTGGGCGGCTATCAAGCGTTTGAAACAATCCTCCGTAGCCTCGAATACCCACTTGCGAATTTCATTCTTTGTAATTGCTCCCATACCTATATTAGAATAAAGGCAGTTCTTGCTGCCATCCGTCAATATGTTCCCGTAAAATCTTTTTGAAGGTTCGCCATAAATGCGGCAATGACCTATGTTTTTTGAAGTGATATTTGAAGTCGTGGTCGTATTTGGCCCCGAGTTTCCGATCCGTGTCCACAATAAGCTGCACCAACCGCGCTCTCGAATAGCTTATATGGACCTCGGAATCGTCCCGCTGGCCGCCTCTGCGTTTTTCTTTCTGCTCACCCATTGTTTTCCCGAATTAATCACTACCTTTACGTTGTGAGCGTAGGGGTGATCTTTCGGGATTGCCTCTTTTTTATTTCCGCAAAATCAGATCTTCATTTTCCGACAATTCATATCTTTTGCCATTCAAAATTTCGGTACATCTTTGGTTTCCCGCCTCAACGTCCGTATCGCCCGGTCTATGGCATCTCCGATAATCGTGGGGTTCGGCTGTTTTCCCCGGCCGCCCCGCCGCCATTTCTGAAAATGATGCAGAATGCGGACAGCCTGAACCTCGTCCGGCTTGTCGTCCTGAAAACTGCACATTTCCCCGCAATGCCGTATATTCCAGGTAATGATACATTGCCCGTAGCCGTCTATGCCTTCATTCTTCAGAAAAGCACACTCGCCGCACTTACAGTACTTTTTCATCTTTCTCCAGTTCTTCAATCAGAGCGTCGGCAATCATGACGGAGCTTTTCGCAATGATTCCCGGAATAGCCTTGTCGCCATCGAAACCATTGCCGGCTGCCAAACATCCGGATATTTCGCTTTGCATCGCCTGCCCGGCATACACCCGCCGCCAGTACTCGCGGTCAGTATTTAAGTTTTGCTTAATAGCTGTCCCGACCATTTTGCGGGCGCCAGCAATATGGTCATACTCTCCCCGCTCCAGCTTCTCCAGATAGTCATCGTCGCGCATCATCAGGTCGTCCTCACTTGCAATATCAGGGTACATTTGTCCGTTTTCAAGATAAGCACCAATTTCGGAATACAGTTTTTTAGGGTCGCCATAAACAAGCACCCTAACAGGCAGGTAGGCACTATTTGTGATGTGTGAAAATTCAACGGGAAGCCCGCCCCTCGTGCACACCGCCGCTCCTCGCTTGGCGGCCTCCAAATCGAAAGCTTTCATGATCTATTCAGTTTTAAGTTTCTCATAGCGGTTTCCACATCCACACAAAAGCCGGGTCATCATAATCGGCATAATCTTCATACCCCCGGCGTTTATACCAATCGTGCATCCATGCTGACCTATCGGTCCATAAAACGCATGAATCACAGCCTAACACGCGAGCAATATTCTCCAGCGTGGTCAATAGTTCATTTCCATAGCCTTTCCGTCGTTTACGCGGGTCTACCTCTACGTTCTTGAACACGGCTACGGATTGTCCTCTATGTCGGTATATGACCGCTTTGCTGCATCTGTGCAGGGTTACGTGCAATTTCAAGTCAAGCATGTTTTTCATTCTTTTGTAATTTTCACACACTCGTCCGCCCCGATGATTCCCTGGCGGCGCAGGCGCTTGATGAAGTTCTTCATGTTCAACGCCTGTTCGTAGTAGCAGTCCTTTTCGACCTTCACATTGAATCGGTGTCTAATCTGCATCTTCGGACCTTTCTCCGGATCATAGCAATACCCCGAACGTATCTCTACGATCGCTTTCGAAGCCTCCCGCGTAGTCGCATTGAACCTGTAAAGGGTGTGGCCGGGGACCTTCGTCAGACGACCGATCAGTTTGTATTCGTTCTGTTTCTTCTCGACGGCTTCGATCTGCGCCTTGCAAATCTTCTCGTTCGTGAGGCCGTCATGTGGGGTTAGAATATCCATAGCTCTATTCGTGAATTTCTCGCCAGCGATAACGGGTTGGATTTCTCTCTCGTAACTATTTTATTCTCCTCTTAAATATACAAAGGAGTCCTACTTTAGTAAGTAGGTGTTCCGTATGAACTAATTCCCAACCATCTGAGCCTCTTTCATTCAACCAAGTCTGAAAATTAGCGGGATGATACCATTCTGCAACTGCATATTCGAATTTCATCATAATTCCTCCGTTTTACCGTAACTGATGTATTTACTATATGTATTACAATTCATGGATCGAACGCCAGCCGATGACCATATCATCATCAATAGGTCCATTGTTCTCGTGCCAATGATAATTCCGAGCCCCGTTCGCCTTGTAAAAGGCTATACAGTATCTGGCGCATAATGTTGTTTTAACCAAAACATCACGGTTATCCTTCGGCAACTCCTCTTTCGGGTCATGCCAACGGGTCAACTCCTCACGCTCGGATTTTGCCCCAGCAAGATATGCCTGTATCAAATCCTCGCAGTAAATATCCTGTTCGTTGCTTGTGTCCATGTACAGCGACATTCCATTCCGGGCATACTCCCGGGCTTTCTCAAGCGTTCCCATGTTTCAAGTTCTTTAAAGTCTTTCAAACTGTTTAAAGTTTTTTCGCATACTTGGCAAGAAAACGGCCGGCTCGATGGTAGCCTGTATCAACTTTGAGCGTCGCATCGCAACCCACACGGCCATATCCCCAAACAGTTCCGTGGGTCCATCCCGATTTTGATTCCGCAAGGCTACCAATCGGAAAATCTTTTTTGACCTGCTCCAAATTTTCAGCATACACCTGATCCTCGTATATTTCGACGATCTTTTTGGCGGCGCAATATTGCTCTTTCGTTATCATATTTATTTCAGTTTTGCGAGATTTTGCGAGAATCTCGCTATTTCACCAAATCCACTTTTTATCGCCGAAACACTTTCGAATAACGTTATCTCTGTCATCATCGGACGACATCCTCCATTTCCATCTGTCAACAATGATATTCCCGACATATTCTCCCGTATTCTTATAAACCGACACAACTATATCGTTGCTGCCAGCTAAAGGTTCTGTAATAAAGTAAGCCATATCGTATTATTTTTCACTCTTTTTGAAATATTCGATAATCTCTGCGACCGTGGCCTTGCGGCAAGTAAGAGAATAAGCAAGGTTTGTATTTCGATTTTTGTGCACACAATACGAACTCCCGGCTAACTCGGTAACAAAATACTGCTCGTTGTAATTCTCATCGTTCATCGCCGCCAGCGCCTTGAACAGCTCGATGTTTTCGCCACAGTCAATAAATGCTGGTGATTTGGGTGTCTTAGCCCAAATACCAACATAACCATCCAAATCAGGATCGTAAGGTTCCGTAACTATTACCCAGTCTTTATGATCATCGCTTGATGTGACGGCAGGAGATACATACCGGCCTATACTCGACAGCCACACAGCCAGTTCTTTCCGCTTCTCCGCATCCTCGACGCGGACAAAGCACGGGGTGGTGAATTTCATCCTATTCTTGTTTTAAGTTGTTCAACCTGTCTATCTCCGCGGCGATAGCTTCGACGGTCTTGCCCCGGCCTCGGCCATTGCGGCGCACTCGCTCTATCTTCTGAAACCGACGAATAACTCCAGTAGGTTGAAGGTATTCGTCAAGACCCGAATAGGCGACAACCTCATTGAGCCATTCCTTTACGTCGAACCCATCCGGCGGTCCTTGCCAAATACCATCAATCAAAAAGTTTTTCATTTCTCGTTCAGTTTTTGGATAAATTCATCCATATAGAAGCAGTCATGTTCACCGCATTTAGTTGCCGTATTTGCACATTCGTCATTGCGGAAGTTGCGGAAGAAACAGCGTTTTCTGTGCTCTTCTATCGCTTTCGCCCGTATCCGCTCCTCGGCCTCCTTTTCGGCAATTTCGATCGCATATTGGGCCACATCTACTCTCACAGCATAATACGGCAGGTCAAATTCTTCGTCCTCAAAACCCACCTCTACTTTCCAGCTGCCGTCATACAGTTCTTTTTCTGCTTTTTGGCTTTTCATTTTCTCTTTCCTTTTAGCTCCGCAACGCGGCGGAGAATATAGATTCTTTGTTTTGTGCGGATATATTTGTTGGCTTGTGTATAGCTCCACCCAAGCGACAATGCAAACTCGCGCAAAAACATAGGTGAATAGTGCATACGAGCCTCTTCCCGCAGTCGTTTCAGTAGGCGTGTTTTCATCCTTCAATCAATTTTGCATGAAAACCATCAATCTCATACTTGCGGCCGCATTTATCGCAGGTAATCGCTCCACCCTCATAATCCGGGCTTTCCAATTCTTCCCAATCGTCAGTATAATTCGTGTTTTTCTCTTTAATCTTATTCCCGCAAATGCACGTAAACTCACAGACGACCTTGTATTCAATGTCTTCCGTATAAATCTCCACATCCAGCTTGCCAGCCTTGGCGGCCTTCTCTGCTTTTTCGGCCTCTTGCTCAAATTTCCGCAAGAGGGCTATTTGTTCCGAATTGCCTATTTCAGGCTTCTCCTCAACATCCCCGCGCATAAATTTGCCATTAACGAGGCGCAACGGCATTTTTACTTCATGTCTCATAACTCCAACTCGTAACCGTTAGACACAAGCCACTCAATAGCGTCTTCCAGCAGATGCAAGAAAGAGATTCGATCCTGCCATCCAACCTGCGTCTCTTCATCTCCCCAATACAAACACCAACAAGGGCTGGTGGACGAACAGGCCTCAATGTGCAAAATATGGACTGCGCCTCCATTGGTCGTTATCTTTTTCGGCAACATCCCCAGCAGGTCCGCGACCGTGAAGGCCGGGATAACATCTTCTCGTATTTTTTCTTTTGGCGGGTAACCGTTCCGTTGGTAAGGCTGAGCATATAATTTAGGCACGCCCTGAGTGTAATGACTCTGATATATCATGCTCGCCTTCTCCGCCGGAACGCCCAGCTCCAGCAGGCGGCGTGACTGTTCAATGCTTGTTACCTGATCTTTCATAATTTTCGTGCTTATTTATCGTTTCGAATATCTGCAATGCCACCTGCGGCACTACCGCGTTCCCGAATCCTTTGATGGATTGGTTTCGCCACTTCGGAACGGTAATAGGTGACGATGACTTTCATGGCTTTCGTGTTAATACTCCACAGCCGCCCGGCGGTCGATGAAGAAGTGGATACCCGGAGCGCATTCGTTCCAGCGGTCACCGTCAAAGTCGGAGACCTCGACGGTAGCGCCGACCGTATACACGAAGTTCGCATCATGGTTCGAATGAACTGTCTCGATGTCGGCTTTGGTTCCGTCGATATTCTGAATCTCCACCACATAGGCTTTGTCGCAGCGACATTTTTCGCCTCCGGCAGAGCTGCGGCGGGCATCCTCCGTGATTTGCAGCTTCACGATATATCCCGAAGCCTTTTTCCATCCGATAAAACTGCCATCGGTGGGGCAAGCCATGTATGTACCTTTGGCTCCGCGCAGGTTGGCTCCGTACAGGTCGGCTCCGTACAGGTCGGCTCCGCGCAGGTTGGCTCCGTACAGGTTGGCTTCGTACAGGTCAGCTTCGCGCAGGTTGGCTCCGCGCAGGTTGGCTCCGCGCAGGTTGGCTCCGTACAGGTCGGCTTCGTACAGGTCGGCTTCGTACAGGTCGGCTTCGTGCAGGTTGGCTCCGTACAGGTCGGCTCCGTACAGGTCGGCTCCGCGCAGGTTGGCTCCGTACAGGTTGGCTCCGCGCAGGTCGGCTCCGCGCAGGTCGGCTCCGCGCAGGTTGGCTCCGCCTTTCAAGGCCTCCAATACCGTTTTGGCAAGCGTATTGTCAACGCTCGAATACTCGAAAAGGATAGAACCTGTCCAGCGGTTCTTGATCGATATTTTAATCTCTTTGTTCATGGTTGTTGTGTCACATTGTTAAATACCAACGTATTTCCGACTGGAATTCCTCGATCGTCCGGCAGACGACGTGTCTGTTCCCGTTCGTGATTGCGAGTGAACGCCATTCGATTTGCGCGTCCGATAGGACGGAACGTCGGTCGGGAGTCTTCATTTCGATACATAGGGCGTTGAAGCCTCCACGTCCGAGCAGCAGGATAAGGTCGGTAACGCCTGCCGTTACGCCCTCGGCTTTCATTATCGCGGCTTCCGTGCGGCCCCGGGCGCCGCCGTTCGGTACGGCGAACAGGAGCTTCCCGATGTCCGGGTATTGGAGTCGAAACCAGCTGACGCACATTCGTTGCAGGTGTGATTCGATGTGTCGTGTCATGGTGATTATTATAACTCGTCCGGGATATTATACCGCGCCTTGTCTCCTTTGAGCACCCATCCGGGCTTCTCGGCCCCGCTAATGCGTATCGGAGCATAATCGTCCGTGCTGCCGCCGTTCCGGGCCACCTCATTGCACATCGCGGAATACGTCAGAATCCGACATTTCACATCGATGCCCAAGATGTCGGCGATCGTCAGCCGTTTGTACGTGAACGTGTCCAGCACCCTGTTCAGGGCATATTCCAGCCGCTTCCCGCTCATTCCCGTCTTCCCGATGCGCTCGGCAAGGATAGAGAAGAATTCGCTCGACATATCCGGAAAACATACGGACAGCTTATGCACAACCGTGGCGATATGTGCCGCCGATGCCGGAGGCCCTGCAAGTACGGATACTTCCTCACTCCCACTCTTGGCGAGTGTGAGCGCGAGAGATTCCCTCGGCGACGGCCCGAGCGAGCTCATCAGGGCCTGGGGGTTGATTCTTTGTACTTCGTCCATAGTCATTTGTCGTTTTCAGCGGGAATAACCCCGCCCAGTTATTTGCCATAGATTGTCGGATGATCTTACGGGCAATGTCCGGACCCCCGTTTGAAAGTTCCCGCAATTTGGAATAACAAGCCTTTAATCCCTGCTGCCGATAGGTCTGTCCGCGTTCAGACTTGTAAGCAAGCCATTCCGCCATCACTGGCTGGAACGAAGGTTCGACGAAGGATAAATCAGCCTCTTTTCTTTTGCCGCAACTTTTCTTTTTCTCTGGGCCGTTTTCTACGGATTCATCGTCAGAGTCAGGAGAGCCGATTTCCCCCTTAGGGGGATTATAGGGGGTACTACTATCCCTATCCTTTTCCTCTCCTATTATAGTCACTGATTGATCACTGATTGATCCATGATTGATCACTGATTGATCAGTGAATTTAGCTAAAATATTGTCTAATAGCTTCTTATCGATGTTTACATCGTCCAAATTAGGTCGATTGATTATTTGGTGACGGGAGAAAGTAGGAAGATAATAGAAACTCTCCGATTTGACGGAGAGAAGACTAATAAAACCGGTCTTCTTGAGCAACCCTAACCACGCCTCCAGTTGTTGGATCTGTATTCTGTCGTAAGGAAATATTTTTGATTTTAGCCAAACGGGATCGGCGATCACCACACCCAAATCGTCCGCAAAGGTCCAAAGACCTATATATAGCAGACGGGCGTCACGAGGGATTCGGCCTATTTTCGCGTCATCCCAAAATTGTGGCTTTATAGTTCGTATTCTTGCCATATCATAGCCATATTTGCTGGTGTTGCATCTCCCTTTCGATGAAGCCTATCCACTCCGCCTCGTCAGGCGCTGGCAGGTCTATTCCGGCCTCCGCGGCCGCCCAGTTGCGGAAACGCTCTATTGCCGTTGTCATCTCTCCGGTGTCGAGGTCCCGGCTCGAGCGGAGCCTTTCAATCTCTTTGTGCATCAGTTCGTCGAACTCGACACGCACGAACAACTCCGGATTGCAAAACCTCTTGAAATACTCCGTTTTCACGTACGATAGTGTGCATCCTGTCTGCATTGCGAACTCGCCGAGTATCACGTGCAAATAGCGGTTCTGCGGGGAAGTACGCCGGGGCTTGCGCTCCGAACACTCGACAACGGCCCGACGCGTCATCAGAGCGTTTGCACGTCGCTTGAAGCGCTCCCGGTCGATGTCGGTGTTCAGATCGTAAACCATACGGCACTACATCAGAAAGGGAGGTCATCCACATTCTCGGCGACCGGCAAATCCGCAACTTGATCGGGCGTCGGCTCCGCCGGGCGAAATACCACTGACTTACCCCGGCCTACATACACCCGTTTGTCCTTGCGCTCGCGCTCCTCCTTGGACTGACGCATGAACACACGGTGCGTGTTCTCGTACTGATCAGCCTCGCGGAGTTCCGAAACACAAATAGAAATGTACTTCTTGCCGTTTTCAGCAACGAAAATCTTGTCCCTGGGAATGTCGCTGACACACAACGACACATTGATAAGTTCTGCCATTATTCCTATTGTTTTTTGAAAGTTGTCTTAATTACTGTTTTGCTGCTCCGAGCCGGCGGGAACATCACCACGCCAGTATCGGGGTCTGCAACCCCAGATGACGGTATGTGCTTCAACATCGTTTCCCGTTCTTTGATGTCGGCTTTCAGGGCTTCCAGCGTGGCGTACATATCCGCCAGCTTGCTATCGCCGCACATCGAATAATCGTATTTGACGCCGGATTCGCACTCTTCCAGCACACAGTCGCCGAACGTCTGTTTCTTACCGTATTTAGATAACTCCCGCAGCGTGATGTCTCGCACATCAACGTTATCCTTGTAGATGGCTATGGCCTTTTCCATACGGCTGATGTTGATATGGGCCGTTATCGGGTCTACCTCCCCGTTTACAACCGAGGAGATAGCCCGGGCGGCCAGCTCGGAGGCAGACGCCGTTTCCCGAATCAATGTTGCCTGTGTCTCCATATCACTTCGCATTTTTCCGAGCCTGACGGTATGATTCAAAGAGTGCCGAGAAGCGATCGACGACTTCCGCATCGACATCGTATGATTCCAGCAATCGCGCTCCGGCGTCGAAATCCGCGGCATAGTTGGCCGTAGTGAGAAGTCCATACATCCATTTCATCAGCTGATCGCAGACAATGGGGTTGCCCAGGCGTTCCATAGTGATGCGCTTGCGGGCCGGAGCAGTTGCCGGGACCGTGGACGGTTGTGCTGTTTTGGTATTTTGTGCCGCCGCTCGGTTGGCGTTCTCCGTGTGCCGCTCGTCCGTGTCCGCATCTTTCGTATCGTCGATGCAGAACAACCCGTTAAGGGCATATTTGCGGGCATAACTGGATGCTGTACCCGTTATCTGCGACCCGTCCATACCCTTCTTGTCGAGGTCCTCGCGGGCAAAGGCCGTTGCCGTCTCGACCTCTCTGGCGGCGTTCGTGATGCGCGCCGTGGCCTTCACGTAGTAGCGGTCCCCGACGGCGACGATGTCGTCGCACAGGTTCAGGACGCATTCGTGCGCCTTGAGTATCGGTTTGACCGCTTCGAGAATATCCTCGCAGCTTCGATATTTGTATTTTCCGAAGCTGTTATACTGCCCTTTGGGGGCTTTCAATTCCGATTGGATGGCGATTAACTCTTTCATGGCTTAGTCTTCGATATAGGTTACTTCCGGTGATGTGACTTTCGAAGGATCGAGATTACGCATACAATCTCGTTTGGCTTTCTCGATTTCTTTGGCCGTCATACGGCGGTTCTCCTCATGGCTGGTGATCAGCTTGCCAGTAGCACGGCTTCTGACTTCAATACGTGTTCTCATAATATTACAAGTTGTTTCGTTTTGCGTAATCGTTCATTCGTTTTGCCAGGCACGGACGGGAACAATCATAGATCGTGTCCCATACTTCTGTAACCGCGAACCCCTCATCGGGGGCGCTCAACAGATCGTCCCATAGGTAATGACGCTCCACGGTGATGTGAAATACACCCCAGTCCACTTCGAAAGTGAATCCGTCGACATCCCCGTAGGTATAATACTGGCCTCGATCTGAATCTTGGGCATCTCCGGGTGTCTTACGTTCGAAAAAAGCGGCGAACATTTTGAAGAGCAGCTTCATCGACTTGTCAGACAATGTGAATTCGTTAAGTGTCGGACGCTTTTTGACGTTGCCCGTAATATACTCGCTCGGAATGTCTACCAATTCTTCCGCTACCGGAAGGGCCGGGGATGTTGTCGCGGTTTGGTATTGCGTGTTCATGGCTAATCGAATTTTTCAAAGACACGAGTGAGAATAGCGTCTACGGTATCGTATATACGCTTGTCAGAGTAGACGACGCCGAAAACTGCGGCTATCACCAATAGCGGCAGAACCAGCGTTACAAGATGCTCCATGATTCAGCGGTTTAATGTTTGACTTTGGGAGGGAATACCCGGCTTACGAGTATGGTGCCGACAACGACAGTATAGGCCGGATACATAATGCGGAACCGAGCCAGGAAACAGCCAAGGGCGTGTTCCTCGCAGGCAGCGCGGATAACATCAGTGTAATCGACTTTGTCCGAAGAGAACATCGGTCGTGTTGCCTTGAGGTGGCAACGATAGAATACGGTGCGGCTTTTCTTTGCGCGCGGTGTGGTCTGGGCGTTATTTACCCGGGTACCACTTTTAACTTGGTCTCGCATTGTCAGTTAAAAGTTTAAATTAATATGTAAAGGGCAATAAAAAAGGCGTTGCCCCAGTCAAGTTTGCGAGACCGACACCCTCGGTATAACCGAAAGTGGACAAGGGACAACGCTTTATAAAGCGTTAGATATGTTCTTTGTTGATACCAAAGGTATCGATCTCGCGACAGCAAAGATAGAAAATCATTTCGAATCTGCAAAATTATTTGCCATCGGCATCGAAAAAAGGTATCGACGGCTTCTC